ACCGTACGAGGAATGGCCCGCAGAGCTACCCTCCTACTTAGCACAACCTTGGGACTGCATGTCCCACCACCACTCCGTGTATAAGTTAGAACGAGCTTCACCTGCTCCATGGATAGCTAAAGTAGACGGCGAGTTTTACCCTGCCAAGTATCTGTTCACCGTGGATTACACGGATAACGAGGTGGCAGACGACCCAGCGCAGCACAAGCAAAGTCACGTACTTGAATTATTAGACGCTGGAGAGTATACAGGTAACATAGTAGCATTACCAAATAATCGGGTTCGTGTAACGCACCCTGCGTGGTTTGAGACAGGGCAAGGCGCTCCAGACTTTAAACCAAACCAACATACCTACAATTCCAAAGAAGACGTAGGTTACGTCTGGGACACAGAACGCGTATTTAACAATCTCTATAAGGAGACGGACCAATGAAGATGAAGAAAAAAGGTTACGCCATGGGCGGCATGAAAAAAGGCTACGCCATGGGTGGAATGAAGAAGAAGATGAAAGCTGGAGGCGGCGTCAAGAAGATGGAAGCTGGAGGTATAACTCAAGAACAGATAGATGATCCAAAGCGTGCTGTGGATGCGGGTAATCGCATGTCTAAAATGCGTGAAGCAGAAGCCGCTATGGGTAAAAAGAAGCCCATGCGTCCAAAAAAGCGCCCTACGGCTCCTCTGAAATCAAAACGCCCAATGACGCGCCCAGCTTCAATGTCTGCCAAACCAGATATGCCAATGGGTGGCGCTCCTAAACCAATGGGCGGTATGCCACCGCCACAACAGCCACCAATGGGCGGCACTCCTAAAATGCCAATGATGAAAAAAGGTGGCATGGCTAAGAAAGGCTTCAAAGCTGGTGGCGTAGCCAAAAAAGGCAAAGCTAAAGGCGGTAAAATGGGCGGTAAGTCTAAAGTACGTGGTGCAGGTATTGCCCAGCGCGGTGTACGTCCAGCAAAGATGAGGTAGCTATGCGTACGTATTATAAGTCTGGCGGTAAGATATGTGCAAAAGGTAAATCTTGGGCAAAACGCACTTTTGATACTTACCCCAGCGCTTATGCCAATATGGCTGCGTCTAAATACTGCAAAGACCCAAACTATGCTAAAGGTAGCAAGGGGAAGAAAAAATGACGTTGACTAACGGCAACAGGAAGAAAGTCAAAAAGGTTGTAAAAGGCTTAAAGAAAGCCTCTAAACTACATGCGGCGCAAGCTAGTACGTTAAAAAAGATGGTCCGCACTCCTAGAAAGAAGAAGTAATGGGTGATCTGAAGAAGTGGCGGGACCAAGACTGGGTTAGGGTTGGTACTGACGGTAAGATAAAAGGCGCGTGTGGGACTTCTAAAGATAAGAAGAACCCTGATCGTTGCTTGCCGCGCAGTAAAGCTAACAGTCTAAGCCAAGGTCAACGTGCCGCCACTGCTAAGAAGAAGAAACGTGCAGGTGCTAAAGGTAAGACGGTTGTGAAGAATACCAAGCCAGCAGTGGTAAAGTTTTCTCCCGGTGGCCTAGCTAGAAGAAAACGCGACATAGCACGAGGCTGTGGAGCAGTAATGGAAAACCGACGTAAAGAGACGTTGTATACGTAAAGGAGTCAAAGCATGACTGCATCAACCACAGCAGCGTTTGACATGGAGTTCACGGAGGTTGCCGAGGAAGCATGGGAACGTGCGGGGCGTGAGATGCGATCAGGGTACGATTTACGTACTGCTAGACGGTCTATGAACCTAATGACAATCGAATGGCAGAATCGTGGCATAAACATGTGGACGATTGACGAAGGCAGTATAAGCCTCGTTAAAGGCACGTCTGAGTACCCCTTACCAGCAGACACTATAGATTTACTCGAACACGTAATTCGCACTAACAACGGCAACGCTTCAACACAATCAGACCTTACCATAAGCAGAGTTAGTGTATCCACGTACGCGTCTATACCTAGCAAGTTAACACAAGGCCGTCCGATACAGGTTTGGGTTGAGAGATTAGCTGATGCGCCAACTATTAACTTGTGGCCTGTACCAGACCGCAATGACTACGTATTCAAGTATTACCGTATGCGCCGTATTAAGGACGCAGGTGCAGGCGTAGAAACTCCCGATATGAACTTTAGGTTCTTGCCGTGTCTTGTAGCAGGGTTAGCATATCACATTGCTATGAAAGTTCCCGAGTTAGTGAACCGTATTCCGATGTTGAAAGCTGTGTATGATGAGCAGTTCGAGATGGCGGCTGGCGAAGACCGAGAGAAGGCTTCTATTACGTTTGCTCCTCGGATAGCGAGGATATAGCATGGCGAACGCGTTTGCAGCCGCTAAACGTACGATAGCTGAATGCGACATCTGTGGGTTTCGCTTTAAGTTAAAAGAGTTGCGCAATATCGTAACAAACGGTAACGATACTAACATAAAGGCATGTCGTGAGTGCTGGAGCGGAGATCACCCTCAGAATAGGCTGGGGAAATTCCCAGTCAACGACCCGCAGGCGGTACGCGACCCACGTCCTGACTTTGCTGGGTACGATAGCAGCAGAAACTTTCAGTGGGGGTGGAACCCAGTGGGTGGCGGGAACAACATTTACGGGCTAACCGTTAACAAATTGGAATTAACCGCCTCAGTAGGCGATGTAACTGTAACGACCACGTAGGAGATATATCATGGCTAAGAAACTGACTGACCTAACTGGAGATGGTAAGGTAACACAGGCTGACGTACTAAAGGGTCGTGGCGTGTTTAAGGCTGGTGGCATGGCTAAAAAAGGCTTTAAAAAAGGTGGGAAGATCAAAGTACGCGGCACAGGTGCTGCGACTAAAGGATTGTTTGCAAGAGGACCGATGGGGTAAACCATGAATTACGCTACGCTCAAAACTAATATCGAAGACATCTGTGAAACATCTTTCACCGCTGACCAACTTGCTATGTTTACGCAGCAGGCGGAAGAGAAAATCCTGCAGACGGTGGACATTCCAGCGTTACGTAAATTAGATGACGGGCCTTTGTCGGGTACAAACAAACTCTACACATTACCCACCGATTATTTGTACACATACAGTATAGCTATCGTAAACAGTAGCACACATACATTTTTGTTAAACAAAGACGTTAACTTTTTACATGAGGCGTACCCTATCAATACTAGCGCTCACCACGGTGTACCTAAGTTTTACGCTCAGTACAGCGAAACACAGATTCAGTTAGTGCCTACACCCGATGCAAACTACGAGCTTGAACATATTTACGGATACTACCCTACTTCTATTGTTACTGGTAGTACTTCCTGGCTTGGGGATAACGCTAGTTCTGCGTTGCTTAACGGTGCTTTAATGGAGGCAGCGCGTTTCCAAAAAGCAGAAGCAGATGTAATTGCTAACTACGATAAGATGTATTTGATGTCGATAAAACTATTAAAAAATCTTGGAGACGGAAAATTACGGCAGGACATGTATCGTTCTGGACAATATAGAACCCCCGTGACTTAGGAGTATATCATGGCCTTTACTGGAAACTACATGTGTACATCGTTTAAAGTTGCTTTATTGGATGGAGAAATGGATTTTAGCAGTAATACGTCTCAAAGCTTTAAGATTGCGTTGTACACATCTAGCGCTACTTTAGACGCGGATACAACAGCTTACTCTACTACAAACGAAGTATCTGGCACAGGTTATACAGCGGGGGGTAACACGCTAACTATAGCTACCAACCCCACTAATGATACTTCAGGTACAGTAGCTTATTTAGATTTTTCTGACACAACATGGACAAGTTCTTCTATTACAGCACGCGGAGCGCTTATCTATAAAGCTGGCGGTACAACCCCTTCTGTGGCAATATTAGACTTCGGTTCAGATAAAACATCAAGTAATAGCACATTTGCAGTGACATTTCCAACTTCAGCCGCTACAAGTGCTATTATACGTATTGCATAGGAAGGTTAACACATGGCAAGTACATACGTAAATGATCTCAGATTAGAAGAGATAGGTACGGGCGAACAGTCTGGTACGTGGGGCGCTACAACTAATACTAATTTAGAACTTATAGCAGAAGCTTTTAGTTACGGGTCAGAGGCAATAGCAAACGCTTCTACGCACACCATAACTGTAGCAGATGGTGCTAGTGATGAAGCGCGTTCTTTCTATCTAAAATGTACAGGAGGTGGTCAAGCTAGTACAGTAACGCTTGCCCCTAACACATTATCTAAAGTATGGATGATAGAGAACGCTACTAGCTATACTTTAACTTTTAGCCAAGGATCTGGCGCAAACATAGCAATTCTTGCTGGCGAAGTAAAAATGATTGCTACCGATGGTGGTGGTTCCACCGCTGTTGTGTATGATTTGTTTACCGATGTTAATCTAGCGGGTACTACTAAAGCCGCAGCTATCACTACTACAGGTAATGTTTCAGTTGGTGGT